CTAGCAACTTTTATTTTTTATTTCCAATTCCGTTGCCAATTTGCGCTTTTTCATCGCTTCGGTGGTGAAGTAGTCGCAGAAGTCGCTGGAGCGTTTGGCAATATCTTTCTGGGCGAGGTGCGTGTAGATATTGTGCATGGTAGACAAGTCACTCCACCCTCCGATTTCGGCGGCGATCATTTCCGGAATTTGCAAGTGGTAGGCAAGAGATGCAAAGCTGTGGCGCAGCCCATGCAGATCAACCACGGTGATTCCAGCGGCGGCGCAGACTTTGCCTAAATTATTGTAGATGGTTTCTGCGCTTGCCTTTACCACGTTTCCGGTCTTCTGCTCCTGCGCTTTCAGCGCCTCTAGAAGCGGCGGAATGATAGGCACAGAGCGGCGGGACTTCGCCGTTTTGTTTTGTGGCTTCTGCACAAGCCCAGCCGCCCCCATGACGATTGCGCCGCGAACGTGCATCACCTTGTTTTCCAAATCTACGTTTGCCCAGTCCATGGCGATCATTTCCGAGCGGCGCAGGGAGGAAAGGCACATCAGATACGGGATTTCAAATCGGTGGCCTTTTATAGCTTCCACAAACTTATCTATCTCGTCCGGCGTGAGGTATGCCCGTTCGTTGTGTTCCGGGGGATACAGCATCACCTCTGGGCGCGGAGCACCGGCGGCGACGATGCAGGCGGAAAAGAACATCCACCCATTTTTGATATACTTCGGGGATTTCCCGGCCTTGTGTTCCTGCCTGATAGCGGCCTGCCATTGGTCATTGGAGACTGTGAAAATGTTCCGCTTCATCATGCCTAGCAGCATATTCCGCTTGAACTTCTCGTACCCTGCAATGGTGGATGGGGAAAGGAATCCCTCTTTTGATGCAATGTAGCTTTTGACGGCTTCTTCCAGCGTGATGTCTTTCCCGTCCTTCTTCTCGCGGACTTCCACAAGGCCGTTTTTCAAGGCGAGATATTCGGCCACGCATTCATCATATGTATCTTTCGTAATCGATACGCGGCGATTCTCTATCAATACACGTGTGTGCCACGCCCCAGAGGGGAGCTGCTTAATTTTTGGGAGCCTGATTTCCGGCTCATTCTTTCTTTTTGCCATAAGGAATCCCCCTTTACATGCGGTTAGAAAAAATGGCAGACCGCCGAAACGGTCTGCCACTGTTTTTGAGAACTAGGTGGGGCGACGCTCCCACATCTCCTAACAAGGGCGACGGCTGCCCGTTCCGTCTTCTAGTCCTTTCTGCTTTTGAGCAACGCGGCCTTGGTTTCGATAATATTTAACGGACTATGTAGAACCCCACGTTCAACCATGTTCAAGTAGGCAAGCGCTTTTACACGGATGTTTTTCTTTATATTTTTGTTTTCCAAAACATAAGGCACATTGTTGATATTGTATGGGCGTAGTACATGTTCCGGGAGGACGGGGAACATATCGCAGATAATAAAAGCCCTGTCTTTTCCGTATATCGGCGCTATGAGGTAATGCACGCAGTTTCCGGAGCCGTGCCGCCTCTCACTTTCATATATCAGCCGCTTGTATTTATCTACGTTGGTACTCATTGGAACCATCCATAGGACACCGGATTTGTCCGCCATAGCGTAGTAGTGGGGGCGGCTCTCCTGCTTATTCTTCATATAGCGGTTGTTCCCGTATTTTTCAAAGAAAGCATCACGGATTATGTATATTCCGGAGTCCTGTATCTCTGTCATTTGTTATCCCCCAAAAAAGAATGCCGAACCGGCATGGCGGCCAGTCCGGCATTTTCAGGCCGGAGTTTTGTATCCCGCTCCCGGCAAGCGGCAGTCTTACAACAAGCCGAAGTCTTATATCCCGCTCTCGGCAGGCGGCAAATTAGGGCGGACGATGAACGTCGTCTATATAGCGTAGGTGGTTATCCTACGTCTATATTGTACCCCGAGAAATGGAAAATAGCAATAGACAGATTGACCAAAAACGGAAAAATATTTCCGACAATCGTAAAAATTTATCTTACCTCTGAATCCATCCGGTTCCCGGGTGCATGATATCGAAGATGAGCCAGCCTACTAGGAAGATTACCAGCACCGCAATGGAAATGCCCATAATCAGAATCACCCGGCGGTTCTGGCGGTTGAGAAGGCTGTAGTGCGTTTGCAGCTGCATGGTGTGCCGCCTGTAGTCATCGCTCTGGCGGATGATCGTTGCCTGAAGATATTCCACATATTCCTCCATGGACTGGCCGGGGGCGGGTAGCACCGGGTGTTCCTCCGGGGTGTACTGCACGGCGGCCTCAATGCTCTGCACAAGCCTTGCCGTCGGCTCCGTCGCGCCATTCAGGGCACGGCAGATCGTGTCCTTGGATACGCCGCAGGTTTCTGCCAACTCCTGCTGGGACATGCCCCGCTCCTTCCGCAGGGCTTCCAATTCTGATAAATGCTCGGAAATATTCATAAAACCGCCTCCAAAAACGGAATGTTTCACATATGGAACGATTGTTGCGAAAATGGAACGGGAATTTCACATCTGGGGCTTTACGAAACGCCTGTGCGGGGTGTATGGTGGTATTGCAACCGGCAAGGGACACACGGCGTTACCGGCGGCAAGCCCCGCCATCTTGTGGCACGGGTGGCGGGGCAAATCACCTATAAAAGCCGCTTTTGCACGTTGTTGCAAACCCTCAAAAATGTATTCATGTCACCGGTAATCTGTGATTGTAGAATGGAAATAAACTCGTCTTTGGATAGGAGTACTTTTTTTATTTTAAGGCTGTCATATGTTTCAGATATCAGAATATCGTATGGCTTACTAGGAGAAAACGCATCTAATATCCTTTGCAACAAACGGAAACCAAAACCGCAGCAATCATTGACGAGCTCTGCGTAAGATGGAATCGTACCACTCTTAAAACCGGTTTTTCGAAATTCAATCTCAAGTTCAAATCTTTTTGCGGCGATGTAGTTCAATGATTTATCAAGTGCATCTAGTATGATTGTGATTGCATCACCATACCGCTTTTCCTCGATTAAAAAATCTGCTTGCTGGTAGCGAATGGATACATACGGGCTATAATTCCCGCGATCGATGTCCCTGAAAGCTTCCAACTGCAATCGGTTTAGCTCAGCCCAGATTCTATCACGCCATAGTCTTGCCGGATATCCCTGCATTGCCTTGTTTATTGTCCACACAGAAATATTGCTATATCTATATCCGTGCATGTATATTACATACTCGTTTTCCTGCAATTCAGTCTTGCCTAATTCAGTAAGCGCATAGTTTCGACAATTAACATTACGCTCAATCGCATCGGGGGCTACCTCGTTTGTGATACGCAAAATCAAATCAGGCTTCTTACCAGTCGCTTTCAACCCACTTTCGGATAAAATAGCTTTTAACTCCGGGACTTTCAAATTACCGAGAGATTCCACAGCAGAACATTTCCGAATGAACCCTTTTGACACCAAGGATTCCAACAGCTCGTTGGGATTAGAAACGGCGTATTTGTAATACCAAAACTGTTGGAAATTCTTTTGCCCGACATGAAATTTTGGAGCATAGGAAAGCATGAGAATTTCATGGGGGCGGAGACCGTTTTTGCTGGGGAATGAGGCATCTCTCAATTTCTTGATTTCGCGAACGGTGTCGTATTGTTGCTGTCTTAATTCCTCTGGTGTTGGTTCATGTACAGATATTGAAATATTTGCGTTTGCGCGACTTATGGCCTTTTCGTTTTGACGGGTAGGTTTTTCCACAGTAGCATTTCTCCTTTATTTCTATATCGGCGGTTGCCGGAGAGTACAAAATAATCCCAACGCTGGACAATCACACAGGAAAATAATACCACGTTCGACATATAATTTCAACGAAACGAAAAATTTTTGTGCAAATTTCTAATTAGTCCGGTTTATTGGACAGAACATGGTGTACTATGTGGCTTGTAAGCAAACAAACGTTTATAAATACACAATGGAGGGTACAGACATGAAGGAAAGAGGAGAACTGATCCGGTACATATCCAATTTGACAGAAGCAGACATGAAGAAAATCATTCAGCGTCTTCCAGAATTGATTTCAAAACTCGAAGCGCAAGGGCTGCCTGTTCGTCTGTTAAAGGATACACATATTGAATAAGCCGCGCTTTTACGTCAGACAGCTCACTGGGAACGGTGAGCTGTTCTTTTTTGTCGGCGCTGTCCCAACCCATAAGGAATGATGTCGTTACGCCGATTGCGCTTGCAATTTTTTCGAGCCGATCAATTGGAATCTTCTCCGTCTGCCCGGTAGCATACCGCTGTAAAGCAGACTTTGGAATACCTGTTTTATCCGATAAATCGCCATAGGAGATATCCTTGCAAGTTATCGTTTCTAGGATTCTCTTTGAAATATCGCTCATAATGGCACCTCCCTTCTGCGTATAGAATAACACGGTTATCCCAAAATTGCAATACCGGAACAAAAAATTTTTCAAAATTGTCCCAATTTTGGGTTGACAAACGAGGAGAAGCGTGATAGTATAAAGGCGTCCCAAAAATGAGACGGAAGGAGGGCAAAGCATGTCGACGAACAAGTTAAAAGGGAAGATTGTAGAAGCGGGATTTACTCAGCGGTCTCTGGCTCTGGAAATCGGTATGTCCAAAAACACATTGAATTCCAAGGTGAACGGGAAGATTCCGTTTAACACTATCGAGATAGAGGCTATATGCGAGAAGCTTGGCATCACCGACCCGGCAGAAAAGGCACTTATTTTTTTACACTAATCGTCCCAAAAATGGGACAAGCCTAGCAAACCAGATAACGGGAGGGAGTTGCCGATGGCGTCCAACACATTCACACATTTCACAGGGAAAACAAAACGGATTCAGACGCCGAAGCGAAAAAAGAAGCCAAAGCAAAAACGAGTTCACATGAACAAATACGAGCATTCGCGGAGGAGGTGAATCCGGTGCAGATCACAATTGAAGGAACGGTAAAAGAGGTTGCCGCCCTTGTACTGGAACTACAAGAGCGGCGCAGGAACGAATCAGAAGTCTCCAATACTTATGCCTGCAATCTGGTCGTAAAAGATGACGATATTTCCAATATTGACATCTGCTCCATTCCCAAGACGGATGCGAGCGTCCGTTAAGTGCAAATACCCGTCATTGCCATCAACATTATCTACGCCGTATTGGTCAGCGACTTCCCTGAGAAATTCAGCAAAGAATAGTTTTTCCAGGGCTGCATCACCTTCATCCAAGATTTTGCCTGAGATAATCCCAGCAGATGTAACAATGATGATTCTATTCATTTTCAGCCCATCGGATTTTGTTGCCAGCGCAATAGTCCGAATAATTTGCTTTTTCAGTGTATCACCCACAATATCACCCCCTTTCGAGGTGATTCTACCACGGCAAAAATCATTTATCAATAGCCGAAACGGCCTGAAAGGAGAATGACGATGCCAAACATAATAGAATCGACAGTTGAAGTATTCAAACCGAAAACAGAAGCGCAAGCCCTGAAGCCTTGCCCATTCTGCGGTGGAACTGAAATTGTATATGAGCGCTATCTGCATATGGCCGGAGAACGGTACCGAGTATGGTGTGCTGACTGCACGGCCGGAGTTGACCCCGGATATGCACAGGACATCGGAACGGTGCAAAACATGTGGAATCGCAGAGTATAAGCCGAAACGGCCTTTATGGCCGTCCGCCGGAACCGCCCACCCGGCGCTGATGATGGCAGGGCAAACACCGTGACAATATGAGCGCCCCCGCTTTTATGGCTCTGGGTATTGGGTATCCATCCCCATGTAAAAGGCACGACCACCCGGAAATTGCTCGACGGGGCTTGACGGTGAAGAAAATATCGGGGAGCTGGCATTCAGCTTGAATGAAAAATTTAGTAAAGGAGGAAATGAAAATGCCTGAGAAAATCGTAACCGTTCTCGAAAATATCGCGGCTGTAAAAGGCCAGGACTACGTTGAGGGGCTGGTGGATATGGCGAATATCCTTGCCCCCAAGGTAAAGCCCGCAGATAAAGAGAGCGAGGGGAAAGACAATGCCTAGAATCCGGCAATACGCCGACCGGTACACGTCAGAGGACTTTTGGAAAGAAATCGACCGCTGCTGTCCCATGGCAGGAATTCAGAGCGGCAACGCTTCGGCTCTGGGTGAAAGAATCGACGAGGGATACCAAAATCTGCTGAACTACCGGAAGGGGAAAACCGAAATGCGGGTAAGCGTCCTGCGAAAGCTGGTGACCACCCTCCGCCCCAACCCGGCGGTGATCCTGAAAACCCTGGGGTACTCTGAGAAGGAGATACGGGCGTTTGCAAGGGAATTGCAGTGATTTGAAATCTACGGCAGAATGCAGAAATTGAAAGGAGGGGCTAAATAATGCGCAAAGCATTTTTGCTATTGATGCTTGTTTTCGGGTTTATTCTTGGGGCGTGCGCCACTACCGTGGCAAAAGCCGAACAGAATTACCCGATAAAGATTTGGGCGCAGAACTCAAACGGAAAGTACGAGACACTATGCGTTGTGGATGAAGAAACTGGCGTTAATTACATTGTTATAAGCGGCGAACTGTACCAAAAAGGGATCGGGCTTGGGGTTACCCCTAGGCTGAATAGTGATGGCAGCTTGTACGTAAGCGAAAAGTAATCCACATTTTATGAAAATTGAAAGGAGTTATTTATGGCGAAATACAAGTGTGGGGATAAGGTGCGGATTGTGAGCAAGAACCCAAACGCTATCGGATTCACCGACGCGATGGAAAAATACCTTGGCAAGACCTTAACCGTAATAAATGTGTGGGAAAGACCATATGGACTTTCCACCTACAACTTCAAAGAAGCAACAGTTGGAAACCCTTCGATGGATCTTCCTCGTAAAGTTTCCCATTGGAACTTCGCTGAAAGCTGGATTTCTGGCCTTGCAGAGCCTGAGCGGGAATACACCGTGGAACTCCGCTTTGACGGGATGATTACCACGGCCGCCCTGAAACGTGGCGGGCGGGACGTAAAGACCGCAGAAGCCCGGTGCAATCCGCAGGATACCTACAGCAGAGCGGAGGGCGCAAGGGTCGCCGTGGAGCGGCTTTTTGATAAGAAGCGCAAGGAGGACAAGCCAAAGGAGAGCAATCCGAAGATCGGCGACAAGTTCGTGGTTACCGGAAATCACCCTTTCGGGGAATGGCACCACTATTTCAGAATCGGCGAAATCGTAACGCTGGTTGGTCCAGAAATATCCTGCACGGAGGAGCGTGTGTTCAAAAATAGAGTTGGGTGGAAACAGGCTGTTCGTATGGATTGTGTCTGCCCCTACAAGGAGAACGCCAAATGACACCTAACGAAACGACCCAGCTTCGCACCATGGCGGAGATGAACCGCCGCTTGCGCCGTGAAAATGAGCATCTGCGGGAATCCCTTTTGCTGGAAGCAAAGAAAAGTAAGGCGTTTGATGATGAGAACGTGGAGCTATTCGACGTAGTTCACAAAAACCACGACAGGAGGTGAACGATATGGCAAGCAGGAATAACCCCGTGGATGCCCGGGGGGAGCCGGTGCCGGAGAACCGGAAGCCGTTCAATATCAAGGAATGCGTTTTCCGTGTGCTCCCCTATGCGGGGCTGAATCTGGTGCTTTTCTGGTGGCAACAGGCCGGTTTGCTGGCAGACAAGGCGGCAGTTCCCGCAATGTGGGTATGCGCTATCCTGATGGGCGCCGGTATCGGCCGGTGCATCAGAGGGCGATAAAAAGCCGCCCCCGATGTTCCAGCACCGGGGACGGCAAGCGATATAAAAAATATCTACCATTTACAGTATATCAAACTGAGAAAGGAAAGTCAATGGATGATGTTGGTGTGAATCCGGATTACGATTATTTGTACGATCCCCAGGCAACGGACAGCAGCATTCCGGTGTGCATCTGCTGCGGGAGAACCGTGGGACATAGATACTGGAAAATCCGGGACGATGCCATTTGCGACCTCTGCATGGATAGCCGGGAGGAATGGCAGGAGATTTCCTATGATTGAGGTGGATTATGGCGGATAAAAAAAGCTGCCTGAATTATAAGTTGGCCATTGCCAAACTTGCCTTCTGGGATGGTGACATACGATGCGAGAGTTGCGCCTGTATGGAAACATACGCAAGGAAGCAATGCCGATTGACAGGTGAGTACTTGGGAGATACGAGAGGCCGCGGGCATATTTGCCCACTTATCCCGGTGGATTCCGATGAATGGAGTTCGCCTGAATCCTTAGTGGAGGCGGGGAAAAGTGATTAAAGGAAGCTATATTGACATTTCTGGAAATAGATACGGAAACCTTACGGCCGTGTCTATCGACCACCGGCAGGGTGGCAGAACCATTTGGTTGTGCGTGTGCGACTGTGGGAATAAGACAACGGTTTCTATTAGCAATCTTCGCAACGGGCATACACAATCATGCGGTTGTTTGGTTCAAAAAAAGCTGAATGAAGCTAACCGCATCCACGGAGAAACAGGTTCGCGGCTCTATCGGGTTTGGAAGGCCATGAGGCAAAGGTGTTACTTGCAATCCGGAAAATATTATTCAGATTATGGGGGACGCGGAATCCGGGTTTGCTGCGAATGGAACGATTATGAAACATTCCGACAGTGGGCTTATTCTAGCGGGTATGACCCAGATGCTCAACGTGGGAAGTGCACTCTTGATAGGATCGATGTTGATGGGAATTATGAACCAAGCAATTGCAGATGGGTTGATATGAAGGTTCAGGCGAACAACCGCCGCAATTCTAAGCACCGTGGGCTATACATGCCCGCTGGAATTTAAGGAGGAAGACGATGGCAAGAATGTTTCGGTTTCTGACCGCTGACGAGATTGAGGTCAAGGTCAAGCAGGTCAAGGAAAATGGTCTGGTGTGTCTGCTGTACAAGACGGCGAGGACGGATATGGACTTGCTGGACGAGACTGTGGGGGCTGGCAACTGGACGAACGACTACAAGGAGATCAAGGGCAATCTCTACGCCGGTATCGGGATTATTCAGGAAAACGGCGGTATCCAATGGAAATGGGACTGCGGTATCGAGAGCCGGGAGGACGAGGAAGGCAACCAGAAAAAGGGCGAGGCAAGCGACGCTTTCAAGCGCGCCGGGTTCCGCTGGGGCATCGGAAGAGAACTTTACACGTCCCCGTCTGTCTGGATTCCCAGCAATAAGGCAGAGATCAAAGCATCTTCCTTCAACGGAAAGACCCGGTTCAACTGCTACGACAAGTTCAGCGTGGAGAAAATCGCCTATGACGAGAAGACCGGGCGGGTCACCGGACTTGCAATCCGCAACGACACAAAGAACCTTCGGGCGTTTGTGTGGCAGCAATCATGACGGAGCTTACATTCACCGAGGCTAAACTGGAAGGCGGCTGGCTGATGGTCAAGCCTTTCCGCTCTGAGTTGGGCAAGGCAATGGCCTTTATCCCTACGACTTATCCCTGAAAGAGCACCGGGAAAAGCGGAGCCTGGACGCAAACGCCTACGCCTGGGTGCTGATTCACAAGCTTGCCGCCGCTATGGGGATTCCTCCGGTTGAGGTCTACCGGAACGCCGTTCGGGGCGTGGGAGATAATTACACGCCTATGTGCGTCCGGGAGCAGGATGTAGAGCGGTTCACACGGAGCTGGCAGAAAAACGGCCTTGGATGGCTGGTGGACAGCTTGGGCGCGTCTCAGGTGCCTGGGTGCCGGAACCTGGCGGCATACCACGGTTCCAGCACCTACGACACCAAACAAATGGCGCGGCTGATCGACAATCTGATACAGGACTGCAAGGCACTGGATATTGAAACCCTGCCCCCGGACAAACTGGAACTGCTGAAGGAGGAATGGCGTTGAGGAAGGATACCAAAGCGAGGGACTTCACCCGGGACGAGAAAATGGCGATTGCCCAGCGGGACAGCATTGACGGCTGGACGTGCTGCGTATTCTGCGGCGCTCCCGCCCCCGCCCCTCTGGCATGGAGCAACGCCCACTACATATCCCGGGCGCAGGGAGGGCTTGGCATTGCCCAGAACGGGCTGACCCTCTGCCCCAGATGTCACAACCGGTACGATCAGACCACGGCAAGAATGGAAATGAGGGCGTATTTCCGGGAGTACCTGATGGGCATTTATCCCGGCTGGAACGAAAACGATCTGATTTACAGGAAGGAGAACACATGAATAATTGTCAATTTGTCGGGCGGCTCACCGCCGACCCGGAGCTGAGAAGAACCCAGGAGGGTACGGCAGTCTGCTCCTACAGCCTCGCTGTCAAGCGGCCAATGACGAAGGATGCCACCGATTTTCTGGATTTCGTCACATGGCGGCAGGGCGCTGAGTATCTGACGCAGTACGGCCATAAGGGCGACATCGTAGCCGTTTCTGGAGCGCTGCAAGCCAGGGACTGGACGGACAAGAACGGGAACAAGCGCCGGACGTTTGAGATAGTGACCACAAACGTTGAGCTGCTTTCCAGCAAGCGCAATTCTCAGGATACCACCAATACCGGGACGGCGCAAAACGCCGGATACGGGCAGCCCAGCGCCCCACAGCAGACGAACCAGGGCAACGGATACAGTCAGCAGTGGCTCAGAGGATATCGGGAGATCACCGAAGACGACCCCGCCTTGCCGTTCTAGGCCGGAAAAATCAATCTTTCCTCAAAAAGATTAACAGTATAGTTTGCAATTCCCTTGGCGGTGTGAGGTAAAACCGCCAACTCCAAAGGAAGGAGCGAAAACGTGACGATTGAATTTACGGTTCCCGGCGTTCCGCAAGGGAAGGAGCGCCCCCGCTTCACCCAGAACGGTGAGACATACACCCCAAAGAAAACGAAGGACTATGAAAAGCTGGTGGCATGGGCATACCAGTGCGAAGCCCACGGGGCAAAGTTTACCGGCACTATCCGGGTTGACATTGCGGCGATCTACCCCGTTCCCCATTCGTGGAGCAAGCGCAAGCAGGCCGAAGCGATTGACAATCAGATTCTTCCCATGGTGAAACCCGACTGGGACAACATAGGCAAGATTGTGTGTGACGCCCTGAACGGTATCGCCTACAAGGATGACGCAGCTATCACAGACGCCACAGTCTGCAAGCGGTACGGCACCCGCCCATGCGTGGCGGTTCGTCTCACCGGAGAGGAGGCACCCCGTGACACAGTGTGAGCGTATCCTGCGTCATTGCAGGACTATGGAAGTATCACTCAGGCCGAGGCTGTTACCGAGTACGGCTGTTACCGGCTGGGTGCTAGAATCTGGGATTTGAAAGCCCAGGGCGTACCCATCAAGAGCGAAACCGTCACCGGGAAGAACCGATACGGAGAGCGGACGTGCTTTGCGCGGTACTCCATCATTAAAGAGGATTAGATAATGGCGATTGAATATTTCTGCGCTTATCACAGTTATCTGGACAGTATGGAGGAACTGAATGACACGGAGAGGGGGAGGCTTTTCACGGCTTGCCTAATCTACAGCAAGACGGGCGAAGCACCGCAACTCCGTGGTAATGAAAGATTCGTATTTCCAACTTTGAAAGCACAGATAGACCGAGATAAGGCAACATACGACAGCCGGTGTAAGAAAAACTCCGATAACATCCGCAAACGATGGAATACGGACGTATACGATGTCGAACAACCGTGTACGAACGATACCAAGACAAAGGAAAAGGAAAAGACAAAGGAAAAGGCAAAGGATAATTATATACCACCTTCGGTGGTTTGCGGTGAGCTGCCGAGCAGCCCCCCGCCTGCGGCAGTGCTTCCGCTGGTTGACGGAACGGATTTTGAGATTTCCGTGGAGACGGTTGCCGAGTTGTCCGGCCTGTATCCCGCCGTGGAGGTAGCCCAGCAGTTGCGGAGTATGCGTGGCTGGCTTCTGGCAAACCCCAAAAACAGGAAAACAAAAGCTGGGATCATGCGCTTTGTCAACTCATGGCTCTCCCGGGAGCAAAATTCGGCTAGACCTGCGGCAAACCAGAAGCCTGGCGGCTACACCAGCGGCGTTGACCGTTTGGCGGAGATGTACAGGGAGGAATTTGGAAATGGATAAACAGGAAGCATACCAGATTCTCACGCTTTTACAGGCAAATTATCCCGATTCTTTCCGGGGGATGTCCAAAGAGGCGGCAAACGTGAAAGTCAATCTTTGGGCGGATATGTTCTCCGAGGAGCCATTTGAGGCCGTTGCCGCCGCTGCAAAAGCGTACATGGCGACGGATACCGGCGGCTTTATGCCCACCATCGGGAAGCTGAAAGATATGCTCCATCGGATGCAGTCGCCCCAGCAGATGACGCAGATGGAGGCGTGGGGGTTGGTTGCAGGTGCACTGAGAAACAGCGTGTACGGCGCGGATGACGAGTTCCGGAAGCTTCCACCGGCGGTACAGCGGACGGTGGGAAGCCCCGCTCAGCTCAAGGAATGGGCGCTGATGGACGCAGAAACGGTGCAGTCCGTGGTTGCATCGAATTTCCAGAGATCGTTCCAAGTGTGCCAGAAGCGGGAGGACGATTACCAGAAGCTCCCCGGAGCGGTAAAGAGATTTATCGCCGAGCTGGCCGGGAAGATGGACTTTGAAATGCTACCGGAAGGCGGTGGAGTATGAAAAACGAAGTAGGCGGGGAAAAGGAACGCCCCGGCCAGTACATCGATTCGGAGAGCCCCTTTTGCAGGAACTGCACGCGGGACGATTGCCCCACCAACGGGGACGGCTGCAAGGCATGGGAAACGTATTTCATCGATAACTGGAACAAAAACATCATGAAACTATGGAAAACCCACAAAAAACAACGCCAATTTTTCCGGTACGAACACCCGGATTTGGTAAGAGAGGGGATTGTTTTTGAGAATGAATGACTTGGAGCAGATGGCAATCGATCGCCTGAAAGCCGCCTCTGATATGGCTCTTGCGGCATACCAGCAGCCACTTGTGATTTGCATTTCCGGCGGTAAAGATTCCGGGGTTATCACCGAACTCGCGGTTCGCTCCGGTATCCCCTGTGAGTTCCAGCACAACCACACCACAGCAGATGCCCCAGAAACGGTTAGATTCGTCCGAAACGAGTTTAAGCGGCTAGAGGAAAAGGGCTACAAATGCACCGTAAACATGCCGACTTACAAGGGGCAGAGGGTATCCATGTGGAGCCTGATTCCGCAAAAGCTCATGCCGCCTACCCGGTTAGTTCGCTACTGCTGCTCCGTCCTGAAAGAAACAGGTGGGGCAGGGCGGTTTATCTGCACCGGGGTTCGCTGGGCTGAATCTGCATCCAGAAAGAACAACCGCGGAATCTACGAAAAACTAGGCGCAACCAAGGATAAAAACATCATTCTTGTTAACGACAATGATGAAAAACGGATGCTTTTTGAAAACTGCCGCCTGAAAGCAAAACGAGTTGTAAACCCGATTATCGACTGGACGGACAAGGATGTGTATGGCTTCCTGGAAGATGCCAAATGCCCCATGAACCCGCTATACGCCGAGGGGCAATGCCGTGTCGGCTGTATCGGATGCCCTTTGGCTGGCACGAAATGGCGTGAAGCGGAGTTCGCAAGATGGCCGAAGTACAAGCAGCTCTATGTGAACGCATTTGAACGGATGCTGGAGGAACGCAGACGGCGTGGGAAACTGGACGGTTCATGGCGCATGGGAACCACCGCAGAAGATGTGTTCCGCTGGTGGATGGAGTACGATGTGCTGCCGGGGCAGATCAGCACGGAGGATTATTTGGAGATGATAGACGAATGAAAGTCCTGATAGCCTGCGAAGAATCGCAAACCGTGTGCAAGGCGTCCCGGGCGCGGGGGCATATGGTGGAACAGTGGGGCGGAGACGTTATGGAGGAAGCATGATGACAAAGAAAATTCTTGACGTGACCTGCGGGAGCAGAACGATTTGGTTCAATAAGAACCACCCTGCCGCGATATACTGCGACGTTCGGGACGAGGAATTCACGGGGGTCTGGAAGAGTACCAGCAGAGATTCAGAACGAACCTGCATCGTGCATCCAGACGTGCTGTGCGACTTCACGGATCTTCCGTTTCCTGACAACTCGTTTGCGCTGGTCGTATTCGACTCGCCGCACCTTCGGCGCGTCGGCGAAAATGCGTGGATGCGGAAGAAGTACGGGCAGCTCGGCGAGAATTGGCGCGAAATGCTGCATGACGGATTTCGCGAGTGTATGCGCGTATTAAGACCGGACGGCGTGCTGATTTTTAAGTGGGCAGAAACGCAAATCCCCGCCGCAGATGTTTGGGCGGCAATCGGAGAACGCCCCCTTTTCGGGCATCATAGCGGCAAAAAATCACAGACCTTTTGGGGATGCTTTATGAAGCTGGAGGACGCATGAACAGTGGGGATAACACAAGCCCGGGGCAACCCGGGCGGGAAGGAGAAATGGCATGAAATATTATGATGGAAAGAAAATCAAAGAATATATCCGCACTCATTCGGATGGCCTTTGTGCCGTTGAAATAGGCATGGGTGAGGACTGGAGCTGGACAGCTGAGGAAGTATGGCGCGGTGGGAAATTCCGAAAGAATTTGAATAGGCGATTCATCAAAGTTAGGGGAATTTCTGGCTCCTACTGGGCAACGCCTACACTATACGCTATCTTTGATGATGGCCGCACAGAAATGATTCCGGTTTACTGGGAGGATAATAATCAAGCGTCTGCGGAGGATATTCAAAGAATGAAGCAGTTCGCACGCGCTACGGCGTTTGACGGAAGTCTGGAACAGGAGGGCTGAAAAATGGACGAAATCAAATTGAAGCCCTGCCCGTTTTGCGGTGGTGAGGCAGCGTATATCATCTACAGTAATTACGAACGTTGCACAACGCATGGATGGCAATTTGGCATCAAGTGTACTAACTGCATGATTGAACTGCCTATGAGAGATTTCATCGTAACGGCGGACTTGAAATCGAATGGGGGAATTGCGTTTGCCAAAGACGATCGTAAAAAGGCCGCCGATATGTGGAACCGGAGGGCTGAGCATGAGTAAGGCGGTACTTATCAGCATCCGCCCGGAGTGGGTGGAGAAGATTGCCGACGGTGAAAAGACACTGGAATTGAGAAAAACAGAGCCGAAGCTGGAAACGCCGTTTAAGGTTTACATTTATTGCACTGCCGGAAACTTGAGTTATGAAGTTAGTAACGGAATTTTTTGCAACATTAGCGGCGGGAGATTGGTTGTCGGAGAGTTTGTGTGTGACAAAATCGGAGTCATTTGGGGTGGTGGGTATCTGAAAATGCCGGAAAGTGCTTTTGCCGGAAGCTGCTTAAATATGTACCAGATAGACACATATCTGGACGGCAAAGACGGGCATTTCTGGCACATTTCAAACTTGAAAATCTATGATGCCCCGAAACCGCTGAGCGAATTTATGGGGCTACGGAAAACGAAATTTGGATATGCGCCTGTTGAGATCAAACGCCCGCCCCAGAGTTGGTGCTATGTGGAGGAACAGTAATGGCCTTACGTAAACTTGCTCTGATGCACCGTTTTTTTGGCGTTTTGGATGGGCATACGTGCCGGGAGTGTAGCAACTTCATAAAGGGCAAGTATCACGATAAAGTGCTTTGCAAATGCAAAGTATACGGGCTTACCCATAGTGAAGCGACGGACTGGGCGGGACGATGGATGGCTTGTGGGGCATTCAATCGGGCAATAAGCCGCAATCCCATTGTGAGAGAAGTCGTCCCGGAACGGAAGCGGGAAGAGGCCGACAACACGCCCATTGATGGGCAGATTAGTTTGGAGGAATTAACATGAGTGATTACATCAGCCGGGAGGCGGCACTGACGGAATTGCAAAACCCTGAGCTGTTTAACGTCTCACCAAGATTTCTACAGATTCTCCGCGATCTTCCCGCCGCCGACGTGGAGCCGGTGCGGCATGGGAACTGGAATATCCGGCTTGCAGATGAAATGACCCTCTGCCTGGAATGCTCCATCTGTGGGCGCAAGGTGGACAATATCGACTTGCACAACCTGCTGGAAGCCGGAGAATACGGCGAGGCTTGCCGGAGATACCCATATTGCCATTGCGGTGCAAAAATGCAAGGAGCAGAAAATGAATAAATACTGGATGCCGCTTCCCGAACCGCCGAAGGAAGGAGGCGAAGAGAATGGCTGATTTTATCGAGGTGCATCTGCAGGGCAAGCCCCGGCTGGTTAATCTGGACTGGGTGGAGGATATATGGCCAACGGAGAACGGGACGCAGATTTATTTTGCGTTTACCAGCCCTGATGCTGTATTACAGGATTTTATAACAACAGATGAAAGCTACGACGAGATCAAACGCATTATAGCCTATCAGCGGGGCGAAAAGGGGGGCAAATCAGAATGAGTGAAAGGCAAGAACACCGTCAGCGCCTTAACGCTAGGATTGCTTACGCCGCCGCTATTGAGCGGTGGGCGAAGAATCAGCCGTTACGCATTCGGCTCTTTGCCGTTAGACGCTGGCTGAAAGAGATGCCGAGGAAGGAGGATTTTTATAATGAAAATCACACTTGATATTCCCGACGGTATGGTCTGCGGTTTCCTGAACGGCGTGGTGGAAACACGCAGCGGGCTGACGATGGTGACCTATGCACTGGATAGCCACGATCTGCACGATGGGGCAGAAATCAAACTGCCACGGGAGGAACAGAAGCAATGAGTGATAAACTCACTTACATGGACTGCTGGCACTTTATCGCCCCGCTGATTCCGGTGGACACTGACTACACAATGGATATTTACATCATGGTGTTTAACGCCCTGAAAGAAGCGGAGAAAAAACGGATTGCAGAAAAGAAAAAAGGGAGGAAATCCACGCATGAAAAAGCCGATTGACGTTAAGCACGATTCTTTCGACACAATGTGGTCGTTCCTCCAAATGGGCGCCCAAAAGCCCGATATTCCGGGGCTGAAAGAGCACTGCGAGACACTGCGGAAAATGATGATGCAGAAGACAGCCGGACAGCGCAAGGACAAGCCGAACGACGTTGACTTTGCCAATTTGGATATGCTGTGCAACTTCATCGTCATCGAGGCGATGTGCTTATACCTGTCCGGAGACCTGGACAGGCTGGAAGGAGGCACCGCATGACGCGTAAACGCTTTATCAAACTTCTGATGGGGAAGCTTCTGCTTCCCTGGAATGAGGCAAATTACATTGCCGATATTGTAAGAATTTGTAATCGGAGGGAATCATGAGCAAGAAACCGGACTATCTCACCCTATGCTCCATAGCCGCCCAGAAGGCCGGGACGAGCTACGGGAAGTACATTGCAATGCGCGGATACCACCCGCCAATTCAGGCCGATGTGGAGGCCGTGGAAGCCCCGCAGGGCATTATTAAGGTCTGCCCCCAGTGCGGGAAGGAATTCACGCAGGGCAAGATCAGGCAGAAAATCTATTGCAGTTTGGAGTGCCAAAAAGCCCACGCTCAGAGAGCCGCTAAAAGAAGATACCGTGACAGGAAAGCGGCGGCTGACGCGGGATAAGGAAATGGGGAGGTAATGTGGAGTACAGGGACGGCAGGAAGTATTGCGTCGGGTGCCGGTATTTCTTCGGATACTACGAAGGCAGCCGGTGCTGCAATTACATATTCGTCCGCGGGGAAAAGAGGCCTTGTATAGTATATATTAAATATAATCTTATATCTTGCGTGTATTGTGTATATCTATACAGGGATTTAATAAGATATGCAAGGAGGAACGGAATGAACTGGAAGTATGAGGCCATTGAAAAGCTAAAGGAGTACAGTGCAAAGAGGCAGTCCCTGAAAAGCATTCCCGAGGAAATGGCGCGGCTGGAATCCGCTATGCAGAGTATCCGAAGCGCCACGGCTGACGGTACGCCGGTAAGCGGCGGTGGCTCCGGCCGGGAAGATGCGATGCTATCGAATATTGTTCACCGTGAGGAACTGGCGCGTTCACTGGAACAGGCGAGAAAATGGGTGTCGCTTGTGGATTCCGGGCTTGAATCGCTTAGCGCCGATGAAAAGAAGATACTGAGCAGATTCTACATAAGCCCGGCTAGAGGCAACGTCGATGCCCTGTGTGAAGAACTTGGAGTTGAAAAAGCTCAGGTTTACCGCCGCCGGGATTCAGCACTACGACATTTCACGCTATGCCTGTATGGGCAGACTGAAAGCTGAAAAATGAGAAAAAAATGAGACGATTTTTCGGTTTGAATGTGCTATACTGGTAAAAAAGAAAAAGCGCAAGAGGCTTGGGATTGTTCCTGAGCCTCTTTTTGCATGGCGCGGTAGATAACGAGTTGGGCGCTCTCTCCCCAACAGAAGGCCGTTCGAGTCGGCCTCGCGCCAATTATTTTGTATGAGCGGTGGTGCTATGGCTGCAAGGATTACAGATCGGAAGAAAAAAAGAATAATCGCCGACTGGATAGAAATGCAGTCGTACAGCGCCGTTGCAAAAAAGCACGGCGTAACTCACCAGACTGTGAAAAGGATTGTCAGCGCTTCACCGGATATCGCCCAAAAAGTGCAGGAAAAAAAAGAAGAAAATACCGCCGACATGATGGCGTACATGGAATCACAAAAAGCGGCGATGCAAGAAGCAATCACCTTACATCTGAAAGCGCTCACAGACCCCGAAAAGATTTCAGCCGCAACATTAAGCCAGATTGCAACATCTTTCGGGATTATTGTCGATAAGGCCACAAGAAACACGGCAAGCGGCAATGATAGTCTCAATAAGCTGGATGGGCTAATTAAGGAGTTTAGAGATGCTATTAAGCCCGAAACAGATTGAATTCGCAAGGTACGGTAATCACCGATGGAATTTCAAGGGCGGCGCGACCCGAAGCGGGAAAACATATCTTGATTTCAAATGGATTATTCCCATGCGGATTCGAGAACGAGCCGGGAAGGATGGGCTTTCCGTTATTTTGGGCGTTACAAAATCCACAATAGAGCGAAATGTGCTAGAGCCTATGCGGAATCTGTACGGAGATAAACTTGTTGGGGCGATTTCCAGCGATAATACAGCATGGATTTTTGGCGAGAAGTGTTATTGCCTTGGCGCGGAAAAAGTGTCTCAGGTATCGAAGATTCGCGGCGCGTCTATCAAGTATTGCTACGGCGACGAGGTCGCGGACTGGTCGGAGGAAGTTTTTGCCCTCCTGAAAAGCCGGCTTGATAAGGAGTATTCCTGCTTCGATGGCACATACAATCCACAGTATCCCAACCACTGGCTAAAGAGATTCCTTGATAGTGATGCCGATATTTTCAGCCAAGAATACACAATAGACGATAATCCATTTTTGCCCCCCACTTTTGTTGAAAACCTGAAAAAAGAATATGCCGGAACGGTGTTCTATGATCGGTACATTCTGGGGAAATGGACGCTGGCAGAGGGGCTTGTATACGATTTTTCCGAAGCGAATATCACGGATGAAGTGCCGGAATTCGCGGATTATTATATAAGCATCGACTACGGCACCCTGAATCCATTTTCATGCGGATTGTGGGCTGTGAATGGTAATAAGGCGGTAAGAATCAAAGAATATTACTACGATGGTAGAGCCAACTATAAGCAGCTCACAGACGAGGAATATTGCGACGCTGTGGAGAGACTGACGGACGGCTACGAAATCAAGAGGGCGGTTATAGACCCTTCGGCGGCTTCTTTCATTACCGCCCTGAAACGCCGTAAATTCCGCGTCCTGCAGGCGGACAACGCCGTTCTTGATGGCATTCGGCGAACGGCGGTATATCTCAAGAACGGGAATATAAAAATTCACCGGTGTTGCACGGATGCCATTCGGGAGTTCGGGCTTTACCGGTGGGACGATAAGAAAACGGAGGACGCGGTAGTGAAAGATAACGATCACGCTATGGATGATATCAGGTACTTTTGCAACACCATCATGAAATACAAGGTGGAAAAGAAAAACGAGATTTCTCCCGCTGCTGCGTTGCTGCTGTGATTCTGTGTGATTCCTTTATGGAGGGAATAAATGAAAATTTATCAAGATTTGGAAGAAGCCATTGCGAAGGGAACTACCGGGAAATTCATACGTGATGCCGTGCGGGAACACCAGAGCAGCAAGGCGTACAAAGACGCCGCTGACGGTATGGCGTACTATAACAAGCATAATATCACCATTGAGAAATTCCAGAAGTTCCTTTTTACCTTATCTGGGAACAAAACTCCTGATATTTGGAGCAGCGACTACCGGCTTAAAACGCTAACGTTTCGGCGGCTGGTTACGCAGGAAGTGGGCTATATTTGCGCTAATGGCGTAAGCATGGACGAAAAGAAAAAGCTGGGCGCGGACTTCGACAATAAGCTGCAAACAGCGGCAAAATTGGCACTGGCGCAGGGCGTTTCCTACGGCTATTGGAATCTCGATCATCTGGAAGTGTTTTCATTCGCCGATACTCCCGGGAATCCGGGATTTGTTCCGCTGCTGGACGAAAAAACATCGGAGCTTATGGCCGGTATTCGGTATTGGTTCCGTGAGACTGGCCGAAAAACTGTTTTCCGGGCTACGCTTTACGAACTCGATGGCGTAAGCGAATGGAGCGCCGAGGGAAGCGACGACGCGCAGCCTATGGGCGAGAAACGCGCATATATCCACAAGGAGCTGAGGAACGATCTGGGTGTTGTGGATGTGTGCGACGAGAACTATACCCGCCTTCCTATTGCGGTACTGTATGGCAACGATACCCACGAAAGCGAACTCGTTGGGTTGCGTGGCTCCATAGACTGCTATGATTTCATCAAATCCGGGTTTGCCAACCAAATTGACGATACGAGCGGAATTTACTGGATTCTGCACAATACCGGCGCTATGGACGATACGGATTTGGCACAGTTCATCCAGAGAATGAAGAGCGTAAAGGCGAATGTGGTAGATAGTTCCGCTGAAACGGCTGCAGAAGCCCACACCCTTGACGTTCCCGTAGAAGCCCGAAAAACCATGCTGGATATTTTACGCCGCGACCTGTACGAAGACGCCCAGATGCTTGATGTGACGGCTCTGGCGGGGGCTGAGAAGACGGCTACAGAGATTTCGGCGGCGTATCAGCCACAGGACAACAAATGCGCCGATTTTGAGTATTTCTTGATAGATTTCATTCGGCAGATTTGCGCTGTTGCTGGTATCAGTAATCCACAGCCGGAATTTACATGGAACAAGGTAATAAATCGCACCGAGGAAACAAATATGGTGCTTTCGGCGGCTGCGTTCCTTGATGATGAAACGGTTCTGAAACACCTCCCGTTTCTTTTGCCGGAGGAAGTGCCGGAAATCCTGAAACGGAAAGCGGACGCTGACATAAATACGGTTTACGGCGGTGATGAGGATGGCAAGACCGAAGGAAGCCGATAGAGGAACCGATAGGGCGCTTGCCGACTTGGAGCGCCGCATTAACTCCGTATATTCTCAGGCGGCTAAAGAGTTGCAAGAGGAAATAGATGCCTTTTTCAAGCACTTTGCCGATCAGGATAAGAAGATGCAGGACTTGATAGGCCAGAAGCGCAACGGCAAGGAGTGGACTGAAAAGGACTACCAACAATGGCGGCTGAACCAGATGGGGCGCGGGGCACGGTTGGAAGCGCTTCGGGACAATCTGGCCGAACGTGCGACGGAAGCAAAAGAGGTGGCGCTTGCCTATGTGAACGACGCTACGCCTGGAATCTACTCCCTGAATCGGAATTACACCGCTTACACCATCGAGAGCGTTCACCCGAGTGCGGATTTTACGCTTTTTGACGAGCAGACTGTAAAGCGCTTAATTGTGGAGCAGCCGGACGTGATGCCATACTACCCCGAAAGGCTGGCGCTAAAGCGGGGCATTGATTTGGCTTTTGGCAAGCAGCAGATTACAGCAAGCGTTACAGGCTCCATTTTGCAAGGCAGAAGCATCAAGCAGATATCAGAAGATTTGCAGTCCAGAATCGTCACAATGAGCCGTGTAAGCGCCATTCGAGCGGCAAGAACGGCAGTTACCGCCGCACAGAATGCCGGTAGAATGGACAGCTACGCCGCCGCTGACGAGATGTGGGGAATCAAATCCAAGAAAAAGTGGGTAGCCACAAAGGATTTGCGCCCCCGCCACGATCACGGTATGGCAGACAATCAGATTGTGGACTACGATCAGCCGTTTGATGTCGGCGGCTATAAGATGATGTTCCCCGGGGATGGCTCGTTGGGAGCGCCGGGACATGAGCTGTATAATTGCCGCTGCACGGTTGTGAATGCCACGGATGATGATCTGGAAGCGGAACGCCACATGATGCGCGTGAAGAATCCCGAAACCGGGGAATATGAGCTTGTAAAGAAAAAATCGTACAAAGAATGGTACGACGAAAAGAAAGCGCAGTATCCTCCGGAAAAATGGGCGGGCATGGTGAAAGCTGGTAAAAACTATCAGGCCGACAAACGGCAATATGCTGATTTTGTAAATGTTTTGGGGAATAAAGCCCCGAAAACGTTTGCAAAGTTCCAAGATTTGAAGTATAATGATATTGATGGGTGGGAGACGCTCAAAACAACGAAACGGCAGACCGATGTTGTAAAGAATGCTGAGTGTATAACTACTCCGAAGAAATACACGGAATATTTCTTGAAAGATGGGGCAAAGCACGCCGACCAGTTCTTCGATGTTGGCTACACAGCAGATAATCCGCTTAGGCTGCGATATGATATGGCAAGGCAGTTTGATATGAGCAAAGCTGTGGAGTTCAAGGAATTGGGCGGTGGGGCAAATCAATTTAACATCTACATGGAGCTGGGAGTTACAAAGAAGCGATCTTTTGTTACTGGGTGGATACAGGATACGCCGGATAGCAAACCGAGAATTGTAACCAGTTTTAGAAAAAATCGAGGTGGAGAAGCATGATTAAAGAATACGACCATGTAAAAGTCATCAAGACAGGCGACGCAGGAATTGTCGTCGATATTCGTGATGCTGGTGGCATTTTCTACCTTGTAGAACTGGACAAAAACAACGAACTATTGGACTGCAAGAGGGAAGATATAGAAAAGCTTGGCAATTAGAATATGGCAAGGACTGAAAGCACTGTGCAAAAATGCATGGTGCTTTTTCTATGCCAAAATCTTCCAACCGGATAAAAAAGAAGCGGGCTGGAATCCCTGCTTGTGGTGGATTATGCGTATGCGCCGCCACGAACCGCACAAGACCGGCTCTGGAAGAAGCAGAAAAGGAGGGGGGAAATGAGCATTACCTTTGTGGATAACTCTGACGAAATCCTCCGCGCACTTGGTGAAGCGTGTGAGCGCGGGCTGGAACGCTGCGGGGAAAAAGCTGTAGAATATGCCAAGGATTTATGCCCCGTTGATACTGGGAATTTGCGCAATAGCATTTCTGCTGCTGTGATTGATGGAAAAGAAGTGCGCGTCGGAACGCCAACCGAATATGGAATTTACCAAGAGATGGGAACCGGTAAATATGCCGAGGGAGGCGGAGGCCGTCCCACTCCGTGGAAATACCAGGACGCGCAGGGAACCTGGCATTGGACAGCTGGTAACCGGGCGCACCCGTTTATTAAGCCGTCAATCGCAGATCATCAGGGAACGTACAAGAAGATTCTGAAAGACGAACTTAGCAAAGGAGATTGACAGGGCGTGGATACCAGAAAAATCAACATTCTTGGAGCTGAATACACGCTTTCCGTTTGTGGTGAAGATGAAGATTCACGGCTGGCGGGATGCGATGGATTTTGCGACGAAACCAGCAAAGAACTGGTTGTGGATAGCTATAGCAAGCACGTCGGCGACCAAACTTGTAAGAAAAACTTACAAGTTCAGATTAGAAAGAACAAGCGGCATGAGATCATTCATGCATTCCTATTTGAAAGTGGCCTTGCGGGAAATTCCGAATGGGCACAGAACGAGGAAATGGTAGATTTCTTTTCTATCCAGTTTCCCAAACTTATGGAAGCGTTCAAAAACGCTGACGCGATTTGAGGGCGATACAGTACGTAGATTTTGCGTGCTGTTCGGCTCCTTTTTTGTTTATTTCGGTAAAACCCGCGAAGTATAGCGGCTTTTATATCACAGTCGTCCCCGAAGAATAGGGGCGAAGAAAGGAAGACTGAAACAATGGCATTAACTCGCAAACTTTTGAAGGGGATGGGGCTTACCGACGAACAGGTGGACACCATCATTGAAGCACACACCGATACCGTGGACGGCCTGAAAGCCGATATCGGGAAGTACAAAGCCGACGCTGAGAAACTTCCTGGCATTCAGAAGGAATTGGATGATCTGAAAAAGGAAGACGCTGACGGCGGATACAAGGCCAAGTACGAGACGGAAAAGAAAAACTTTCAGGATTTCAAAGACGGAGTTGCCGCAAAGGAGAGCGCCGCCGCCAAGGAAAAGGCTGCACGGGCGTACTTCCAGAGCAAGGGCATTCCCGCCGAGAGCATGGGGCTGGTTATCCGTGGGGCGAAAGCTGAAATTGATGGCCTTGAGCTGGACGGTGAGAAGATCAAGGACAGCAAGGCGCTGGATGATCTGCTTAACGGCGACTACAAGGGCCTGATTGGCAAGACCACCACAAAGGGCACTGAGACCCAGACACCGCCCAGCACCACCGGCGGCGCAACGAGCAGGGCAGAAATCTACAAGAAGGACGACAAGGGCCGGTACGTGTTGTCCACAGCAGAGCGGCAGGCTGCGATTGCCGCAAGTTTGGAAAAAACGAACTGAAAGGAAGATTAAATGGCTACTACTGTTGAAAGTACCACCGCACCCAGAAGCTCTCTGCCTAACGTCTACACTGGCGTTACCGCGAGAGAAATCGATTTTGTTACCCGGTTTAACGACAACTGGGATACCCTGAGGAACATCCTGGGCATTATGCGGCCCATCCGCAAGGCCCCCGGCACTGCGCTGATCTCTTACACCGCCGATGTGACGCTGGAAAGCGGCACTGTGCCCGCCGGTGCTGTTATCCCTTACAGCAAGGCTACCATTACGCAGGCCAGCAAGGCTGATCTGACCATCGAGAAGTACGCGAAGGCCGTACCCATCGAGGATGTGAACAAGTACGGTGCTGAAATCGCCGTGGAAAAGTCCGATGACGCTTTCCTGACCAAGCTGCAGAACGTTGTCATGACTAAGTTTTACACGTTCCTGAAGACCGGCAGCTTGACCGCAACGGCTACCACCTGGCAGGCGGCGCTTGCCAAGGCTCAGGGCGAAGTGCTTAACAAGTTCGCCACCATCCAGAAGGATGTTACCGAGATCGTCGGTTTTGCCAACATTCTGGACGCATACGACTATCTGGGCACTGCCAACATCACCGTGCAGAACCAGTTCGGCCTGACCTACGTCAAGGACTTCATGGGCTACTCCACGCTGTTCCTGCTGCCTGCGGCGCAGATTGCACGGAACACCGTAATCGCTACCCCTGTGGAGAATATTGACCTGTACTATGCCGACCCCGGCGACAGCGAGTTTGCCAAGCTGGGCCTGCAGTACGCCGTGCAGGGCGAAACCAACCTGATTGGCTTCCACGCACAGGGCAACTATAGCACTGCCGTGGGCGAAAGCTACGCCATTATGGGTATGGCTCTGTGGGCCGAGTATCTGGATGGCATTGCCGTTGTGACCGTTAACGCGGGGGGTTAAGGGCGGCTCTGACAGCTGACAAAACCGCACCGGAGACCGTGGACTTTGACGGAATGACGAAAGCGCAGCTTTTGGAGTACGCCAAAGAAAACGGTATCCCCGGGGTCAGCGCCGCAATGAACAAAGCGGATATTTTGGCCGTCATCAAAGGCCAGTAAGGAGGGGTAAATATGGGGCAGGCTGTGAGTGTGAGCTTGTATGAGCTACTTATGTATCTGCGGAATTTTTTTACCGGGGACAAGTGGGAATTTTTTGGCGAGGAAATCACGGACAAGCGCCTGCCCCTCCCCGGCCTCGAAAACGGCGACTATTACCTGATTGAGGGGAGCCGAAGGAACAACGGCATCCATGTATACGGGAACAGCGACCTCAGAAATGAAACTTACACGGGCATTGTGACAGAGGTCTGCGTACCGCCGGAGGTGCTGGCGATTTTGGAAGAAATCAACACATGGCAGGAGAAGAACGCCGAGGCCGTACAAAGCCCGTATCAAAGCGAATCTTTCGGGGGCTACTCGTACACAAAGGGAAGCAGTTCGTCCGGCTCCGGCGAAAGCACGAGCTGGAAAACGGTGTTTGCGCCGCGCTTACGGATATGGAGGAAGATATGAGCTTGCTTGACTACTACCTGAATAACACGTGCGCACTGATGGAAAAGAAGCGCACCCCGGACGGGGAGGGCGGCTGGGCAACGGAATGGGCACAGGGCGCGGAGTTCGACGCGGCTATTATTCTGGATACCTCCATGCAATCCAGAATCGCGGAGAAGGAGGGCGTTACCAGCGTGTACACCATTACCACCCGCCGCGCGAATCCGCTTTCTTTCCATGATGTGTTCAAGCGGATTTCCGATGGCGCAATTTTCCGGGTGACGAGCAACGGGAGCGATAAGCAGGCACCCGCGGTCGGCACTTTGGATATGTGCCAGGTTACCGCCGAGAAATGGGAGCTGACAAAATGACGGCAACAGAAGCGCTCTACAAGTTTTTTTCCGGCTTTAATCTCCCCGCGTATCCGGATACAGCGGTACCGAGCGACACAGTAATGCCCTACCTAACCTATTCCGTCTCCGTCGGCGGGTGGGGCGATATGGCGAACTCGCTGACGGTAAAGCTGTGGTATCACACGGAGAAAGAGGCAGAGCCGAACGCCAAGGCAGAGGAAATTTCCCGCGCGATAGGACGCGGAGGCATTCAGCTGCCTTGTGATACCGGCACAGTTTGGCTTATGCGCGGTGAGCCGTGGTGCATCAATTCAACATTTGAATCAGATCAATCCATCAAATTGCGGCAACTGAACGTTGCCGCAATTTTCAATACCATATAGGAGGAAATCAATGAAATTTACACAGATTCCACAGGACACCTTTAAGGAGCTTGTGCTGAATGCCGGTGTTCTGCTTTCAGATTTTAATCCCGCCACGGCGGAGTATGACAATGCCGATATCATAGGCGCTACCAGCGGCGGGACGACCTTCGTGGCAACGCCTAGCTTCTCCGATTTCGGCGAGGATATTGATAACTGCCCCAAGAACACAAAGGAGTTGAAACGGCTGGAAAGCTGGGAGGTGAAGCTTAGCGGCACTTTTGCTTCTATGGATGCCACTAACGCGAAATCGATGGTAGCCGCTGCTGATGAAGCCGCCGGAAAAATCACGCCCAGAAACGATATCGCCGATACTGACTTTAAGGATATCTGGATGGTGGCCGACTACTCCGACAAAAACGGCGCGACAAAGGGCGGCTATATGGCCATCCATATGATGAACGGCCTTTCTACTGGCGGTTTCCAGCTGAAAACCGGTGACAAGAGCAAAGGCCAGTTCCCATTCGAGGTTACCGGCCATTATTCCATCACGGCGCAGGATACACCGCCTTTCGAGATTTACGTGAAGGCCGGAGAGACCGAATCCGCTACGATGTAGGAGGCTAAGCATGAGAAAATTATCTCAACTTGGAACGGACGAGTGCCTGGACGTGCTGTGCGAGATCACCCCGCACATTGTGAATCTCGTTTCTGATGAGGAAATCATGAACGCAATCGGCAAGCCGGTGGACAAGAAAAACTCTACAAAAGTCGGCGTTATGCTGATTGGTGCGCAGAGGATTACCACCGTTGTTCCGTTGCTGCTGAAAACGCACCGCGCCGACATTTATGCTATTTTGTCCATCATGGGTGAAAAGAGCATTGAGGAAGTGGCCGCACAGAGCACCATGGCGACGCTTTGGCAGATCAAGGAGCTTTCCAACGATAAGGAACTGCTGAGTTTTTTCAAATCGTGGGGGCGTGGGGAGCAGAGCGAATAATCAGCGCACTGTGCGCCCTCCCCAGAGTACGGGCGAGGGCGTACCTCTCCATTCTTCCCATGGAATTGAAAAAGCAATGCGAACGCGAAATTCTTCGGCGCTACGTTACCGACGGTATCCAGATGATAACGCAAAACACGGCGGGGTGTGACAAGCGATTGTATCTATCTATCGGATACGAGGATATCATCAACCCGAAGCCGGTGGAAAACCGGTCTGCGGAGGATATCGTGGCGGATGTGGTGAAAAATGCCGGGCTGAAACTGGTGACGAAAGGCGGTGGGCAGGATGGCGGCTAATGTATTTGAGCTGTTTGCGACGATCTCTCTGGATACAGATGAATATGAGCGTAAACTAAAGGATTCTGAAAACAAAACAAGCACATTCGCCGACGTTCTGAAAGCCAACCTTGCCAGCGGCGCGATTATCGCCGGAGTAAAGAAGCTTGCCGGGGTAGTTGCAGACGTTGGCAAAGCGGCCTATACAAGTTACGCGCAGCATGAGCAGCTCACGGACGGTATCAAAAAACTGTATGGAGATGCTGCACAGGCTGTAATTTCCAACGCAAACGGCGCGTACAAATCTGCCCAAATGTCCGCAAATTCGTACATGAGCAATATTATGGGATTCTCTGCGGCGCTGGTGGAATCCCTTAATAAAGATCAGAAAGAAGCGGCTAAAGTGGCAGATACGGCGCTCAGGGACGTTGCCGATAATGCCAACGCTTTCGGTAAATACACCGTTGAGGAACTGGCCGGAGTTTATCAGGCTTTGGCAAAAGGCCAGTACCAGACGCTGGATAATCTGATGCTTGGGTTTGCCGGTACAAAAGAAGGGCTTCAACAGCTGCTGGATAAGGCGAACGAGCTGAACGAGGAGCAGGGCATACATACGCAATATTCGATTGATAATTTCGCGGATATTGTGAACGCAATCCACAAAGTTCAGGAAGAAATGGGCATTGCCGGAACGGCATCAGGAGAAGCAGCAAACACCATTGAAGGATCTACTGCCATGGCAAAGGCCGCATGGGAGAACCTTGCAACTGGCATGGCTGACAGCAGCGCCGACATGGAAGGACTTACCAAGGACTTTGTAGACAGCGTATTTACAGCCGGAAGGAACATTATACCCCGTGTACAGCAAATCGTTACCGGTGTTGGAACGGCCACGGCAGAAGCTATTTCGTATCTCCGGGAAACGAATAGCGCTATTGATCTTCTCGTCACGGCGTTTGAGTTCGCGGCCACAGCGGCAACCGTTGCCGGTACTGCAATCGGGGTGAATATGGCCGGAAAAGCCATTGCAAATATCGCCACGATATTCACGGCAAATGCGTCGGCGCTTGCGTTCTTCACAGCGGAAAGCGGGAAAGCGGCGGTCGCGGAAGCCACGCTGAATGGTGTATTTTCCGTCAGTGAAATCGCCGTTGGTGTACTCACCGGGAAGATTTCCCTTGCAACTGCGGCGCAATACGCATGGAATACGGCGATAACGGCTAATCCGCTGGGGGTGCTGGCGGCGGCTGTAGCTGCTCTGGCGATTGGCATTGGCAAGGCAACCAAGGCGCACGAGGAGTACGTCAAAGAGCTAGCCGGAGAGCCGCAGACGGTAGAAGAAGCACGCGCAAGGGTGGAAGAGCTTGAGCAGCAGTACGAGGAAGCTTCAAAAGCCAGACTGGAAATGTTCTCGTCGGATGCTGGTTTCAGCGGCGAAACCGTCGAGATGGAGAGATTAGCCGAAGCCATAAAGCAGGCGAAGCAGAATCTTGCCGATTTGGAAGCGCAGGAGCAGGCCGCCGCCGAGGAAGCGGCAAAGCCCGCAAATGTGATAAAGGCTGCTTCTGAGGAATACGCGGCCGCCGCACAGTCCATTTTGGAGGATTACCAGAATACCTATACCACCATCTATAACGGGCTGCATGATGTGGGATCTGCATTTACTTCCCAAATAGAAGTTGCAAAAATGTCGTGGGATGATTTCATGGGTAATCTTAAAGGAAATACCGAAGTCCTTCAGCAGATCGATGAAGATTTTGCATTTGTTTCCGAAAAAGCAGACCTTGCAGGCGTTAGCGTTGACGGACTTTCTCAATATCTCGCGTCCATGAGTACGGGGGAACGGGCCGGATTCCTTGCAGGGCTACGTGATGAACTAGAAGATATGTCCGGCGGCACCGAGGGGCTAAGCAAAAAACTTGCGGAGCTTATGGATAATGTTTCTGCATATGAGGCCGCAGGAACCGAAACTTCTGGTGGATTGGCGTTGGCGGTGGAGAATGTGAACGCTCGTATGAAGGAAGCTGCAGACAGCTACGTGGGAAAGGTCGGCGATCTTGACCAGGAGGCGGCGGCTACAAAGGCGGCAACCAATACCATGAGTGGTCTGGTTGCCGGTATCGACAGCAGCACGCCGGGAGTTTTGGATAAGCTGGATTCTCTCGCCTCCCAGATGAAATCACGGCTGACAAATAGCTTTGCCAACTACACGCTCACGATAAAGGCCAATATCAAAGGGAGCAACGTTCCCGGAGCAAAGAGCGGCCTTGATTATGTGCCATACGACGATTATCTGGTACGCCTCCACAAGGGGGAAAAAGTTCTCACTGCCGAGGAAGCGCGAGCATATAGGGCTGGAAAATCGGCTGGTGCATCCGGCGGGGTGGACTACGACGGAGTGGGCTTTGCTGGTGGTGGACGTGGCGTGACAATTATCCAGAATATTAATTCTCCTGTGCAATCCGAAGTGGAGCTGGCAGCAGCCACAGAGGCTTATTTCACACAAGCGAGGTGGACAATTTGACGAACTTCAACAATTTAAGCAAATTGTTCCGCTACGTGAACGAAAACGGGGATAGCGTTACCTTTGATTATGCCGGAGGATATCTTATCAATAAGCCCACGGGCATTGATACGGTAACGGTAGCCCTGTCCCAGGCGAAGGGTATTAACCAGACAGGCGCGACGATTCAGAGCAAAAACGTTCAGCCCCGGCCTGTGAATATCAACGGCTATCTGGTGGGAGACGGACAAGCAGCGAATAAAGAAAAGCTGCTTTCCGTCATCCGTCCCGATATTTCCGGGAAGCTGTATGCGGATGATTACTATCTGAATGTTTGGCCTACGGCGACACCCAACATCGAGGCGAAACAATGGGGCGCACAGTTCCAGTTTTCCCTTTTGGCGGCGTATCCGTATTGGTGCAAGGACGATTCCGCAGCGGTAACATTGTCCGGCATTCAAAAGCTATTCAAATTCCCGTGGAACATTTCAAGGCCATATCGTTTCGGCCAGCTGTTTGAGGCGAAATTTATCAATGTGGAGAATCGCGGCCAGGTTCCCGTCCCGTTTACTGCTACTCTCTCGGCAAGCGGTGATGTGGAGAACCCCAAAATCACCAACGCCGCGACGGGAAAATTTCTGCTGATAAATAAAACTATCGTCAGCGGGGAGCGGCTGATTGTAGAGATTACACACGATCGGACAACTGTAACGTCATCCGTCGACGGAGATTGCCGGGGCGCGTTGAGCCTGAAAAGCACTTTGTTTCAGCTGGAAGTTGGGGATAATGTGTTGAAGCCGGAAGCGACAAGCGGGCTTGCGAATTTGCAGGTTGATATTGATTTCGCAACGGAGATCGTGGGGATTTCGCTATGAGCTTTGAAATCTATAAAGAGGACTTTTCCACCCGGTACGAAATCCGGCACGCGATCAGTGTTATCATGAATATTTACTACAACGATATCGGAAAGCTGATACTGGTTGCGCCGGTAAGCGACTACAACATTAACGTGTTGAAGGTCGGCAATCTCCTGTATGATACGAGCAGAAACGTAACATTTGTGATAGAAAACACAAAGATTGACACGACCACGAACCGCATAACGGCGAATGGGTACACCGCAAACTGGCTTTTGAATAAGCGCATCATTGCATCGGAATATCACATGACAACTATCGAAACGGGCGTGTACAAGCTAATTAGCGATAATCTCCGGGGAATGACAAGGATTCAAGTTGCACAGGCAACCGGGATGACCGATAAAACGGACAATGTTTTCATTGGCGGGAATTTGCTGGATGAAATTATCCCGTTTCTTGAAGAAAAAGGCATAGGCCACACAATGGATTGGAATCCCGACGATATGACGCACACTTTCCGCCTTTACAAGGGGCGCGACCTGACGGCCGGCATTCACGCTATTGTCTTTTCGGAGGAACAGGGAAGCGCAAAAGACCTTGTAATTAACGACGACGATTCAACCCTTTGCAATGTGGCCTATGTGCAAGGAAGCCTTAGCGGAGAGGATAACACATTCGTTGAAATCGTCGGCGATGCGACCGGGGACAATCGCCGGGAAGTGTGGTTCAAAACAGCCGTTCGGCAGGAAAATGACGAATCTGAGGCTGATTGCAAAGCCCGCGCGCGTGCTTATGGACAGATGGAGCTGGGAAAGCGTATCCGGCGAAAGTCCTTTTCCGTATCCATCGACCCGGAAGATCTGGGCAAGTATTACGCTCTGGGGGACATTGTATCGTGCGTATCTGCCCGGTTCGGGGTATCGTTCAGCGCTCGGATTACGGGCATTAAGTACACCTTGGACAGCAACAAAGCCCGGACAGAAGTTATCCTGGGCGACCCTATTCTTACAGCATTGGGGGCAATGAAATTAAATGGCTAATATCAAAAGTTTCCCGAATAACCAAGATACATACATAGGCGCAGAAGACGTTATGCGCTGGCATCACGGCCGCACATCCGGCGTTTTTGCCGCTGGTAGCAATGCATCCGTTCAGGCGCTTCCCACGCCCGGAATGGCGGTGGAAGTCTCCGACGGGACTGGATGGATGGCGAATTCCGGCAGGAACGGCATTGTGTGGTGGATTGATAGTGAATCCGTTGACGGTGCTAAATTGCAGCTTGCCGTTGACGCGGCAGACGGCGTTCTGAATCGGATTGATCGCGTAATCGTGGAGTGGAAAACCACAAACTATGTGGACTATCCGGAAGTGAAAATCTTGAAAGGCGCAAAGGCCAGTACGGCGGCAGCCCCGGTGTTGACAAACAACAGCACAATCCGGCAGATCAGCCTTGCGCGGATTTCCGTTGCGGCCGGTACAACTGCTATCACCGCTTCCATGATTACGGATGAACGGCTTGACGCTTCGGTGTGCGGGCTGGTGACGGAAAAGGTGGGCATTGATACAAGCACAATGCAGAGCCAGTTTTCCACGCTTTTGCAAGAAACGCAGGCGCAAGTAAAAGATGTGCTTGATGATACCACGGCGCAAGCCACATCGGTGCTGGATTCCATCAATCGGGAGTTGGCCGATCTGGAAGCCGGTACGGCGGTGGAGCTGAAAAAGCTCCTGTTCGCGAACACCAGTGTACCGGTATCCGCGTTTGTGGCTGATTCTACATATCAGGATTATCCATTCCGTGCAGCGATCGCGCTGACGGGGGTGCTGGATACCATGATTCCGGAGGTGGTTCTCGGCGTTGCAGACGCAATTGACGGCAATTTTGCCCCTGTTTCAGCTACCTATAACGGCGGTATGTATCTGTATGCCGCAAGCGCCCCGGAATCGGCAATTACAGTTCCCACCATTATTTGCTGGAAAGGCGGTGTAAGCGCATGATCGGCAGAGTTAATACCGGGGGCGGCACAGGCGGCACTCTTACCGTCACAGCTCCGGCGAACGTCACCGTGACTGTTTCCAAGGACGGCAAGGCAAAGACCAAGAACTCCGGCACCAGCGGCGTGGTGGTCTTCAAGGGGCTTGCAAGCGGGACGTGGACTGTTACCATCACCGGTGACGGCAAGACCGCCCAAAAGAATGTTGTGGTCACAACCGATTATTCAACCGTGATTGCATTTTTCGCAGCTACTATCAACATCACCTATCCCGCCGGTTCGACCTGTACTTGCTCTGACGGCACAACAACTCTATCCGCCCCCGACACCAGTGGTACATGGGCTTGTATCGTACCGAACGCAGGGACGTGGACGGTGAGTTCCACCGATGGGGATAAGTCAAAAAGTGCCGATGTCGTGATAATTACCAACGGCCAGACCGAGAGTGTTACGCTGCTATATATCACTTATCTGTTCAAGGACGGTGAAACTTATGATTCGCTGACCGGCGGATGGGGTGGGACGGTTAACGCTGAAAAGCAAGCACTAGAGTTTCTTGTCGCAGCGGGAAAAACAGTCAATATGGCTACGAAAAGCAAGGTTGATATGACTGACTACAGCACCATATCCGCTAAGACCGACGCAAATATTCGTGGCGTTTCTCTTTCATTGATTATTGAGGATTCCTTCGCATCGAGTAGACCGTTGGCACAGGCAGCTCTCGCTACTGCCTCGGATGAAGTAAGCCTCGATATATCCAACATCCCCGGTAGCCACTTAATCCGGCTCGCTTCGTACTCTGAAAAAGGCGGCATCCGGTACGTCTACGAAGTCTCTATGCAGTAAGGGGGCTGTAACGCTTGAAAACAATTTATATTGGTTCAGAATTTAAGTGCTACGTTACCTCTGGTGAAGGCCTGACGCCTATTGAAACGGATTCCTTCGACGGTAAGTGCGACGCCTATATTGAGGGTTATCGCTTCATCCCAGCAGGTCAGACGTGGACACGCGCCGACGGCGTGATATTTGCCGGTGAGATGATCGCCCCGTGGAAGCCGTGGGCAGAGTTGGACACCGCCCAACGGGAGTATGAGCGGGAGCAGTATCAGGCTCTCGCTGCTCAGAACGCCGAGTACGAAGCCGCATTATCCGAAATCGAAACCGCTCTGGGGGTGAACGCATGACCATCGAAGAACGGAAGCAGAGAATCCTCGCGAAAATCGCGGAAATGAAAGCCAGCGGCGGCGAGGAACAGCTGAAAGAGCTGGATGAAGCCTACAAGAAAGGGGTTGACAGTCTGTGACGCAAGAGGAAAGAAAAAGCATCATGTATGCCCAGGGGCGGGCGAACGCGCTTGCCTTGCAGGAGAAAGCCCCTGACATGACAGGCACCGAACTGAACGCGGCGGATAGCGACATTCCCAGTTTTAAGGCCGCTGTCGCAAACAAAAACATGCTGGAGCGCAAGGCCGGGTTTGTGTGCCGGTCATCTGCTGGCCGTGTGGTGCGTCTGGTGCAGCCCTATGACAGCACTATCTACACTCAGGAGCCAGAGGAACTTCCAGCGCAGTGGGGGTTTGCTTGGAGCACCGACCCAGCAAAAGCGTTGCCATTCGTCGCCATGGCTACCAGCCCCTACAATAAGGGTGACTGCTGCACGGAGGGCAGTAAAGTGTACCGCTCCACGTTGGACAATAATGTATGGTCGCCGTCCGCATACCCTCAGGGCTGGGAAGAGGTGAACGTATGACGGTAATGCAAATCCAATGCCTGTTGACTTACCTGGGCTATTCTCCCGGCACGATTGACGGCATCGAGGGCAGGAATACCCAAGGGGCAATCCGGGCGTTTCAGGCCGACTACGGGCTTACCGTGGACGGGATACCGGGAGCCGCTACCCAGAAAATGCTCATCGGTGCTATCGCCGGGACGGCGGTAAAGGTAGAGAAGCCGGAAAGCAGCGACGCGCCGAAGACGGGGACGTTCTGGGACGATATCCGGTACTTCACTCGTGAGGAGTTCCGGTGCCAGTGCGGCGGGAAATACTGCAACGGCTTCCCTGCAGAACCCGCAGAGGAAACCGTCCGCATGGCCGATGAGATACGCCGCCGGGCGGGAGTGCCCCTGAACGTGAATTCCGGTGTGCGGTGCAAGCGGCACAATGCCGAGGTGGGCGGAGTATCCAACTCCCTGCACACCACGGGACAGGCCGTAGACCTCTCAGGGGCGATCTCCCCGGAGAAGCTGTATGCCATAGCGCAGGAGGTGCAGGCCGAGAAAATCCCCGGGCGGGGCGGCCTGGGGCTGTACGGATGGGGCATTCACGAGGACAACGGGAAGTACAGCCGGTGGAACGGCTGAGAAGGGAGTATGCCAATGGAAGAAACGGAAATCGTTGGGCGGCTTTCTGCGGTAGAACAGCGGAGCAAATCCAACTCCCACCGTCTGGACGCGCTGGAACGGCACACGGAAGCGGTGAACACGCTGGCAACGTCTGTTGCGGTGATGGCGGAGAAGGTGGAAGTTACCGGGGAGAAGGTTGATGGCCTCTGCACGGACGTGCAGGAGCTGAAATCCGAACCCGGCAAGCGGTGGAAGTCGGTGGTGGAAAGGGTCATATACATCGTCGTGGCCGCTGTCGTAGGGTTTATTCTTGCCCGGCTTGGGCTGGGCTGATTTTTAAGGAGGAAAACAAAATGATTAACTGGATTGTACGTATCAAGAACAAGAACTTCTGGCTGGCCGCGATTCCCGCGCTGCTTCTGCTGGTGCAGACGGTGGCCGCCCTGTTCGGCTTTACGCTGGACTTGGGCGAGATTGGCGACAAGCTGCTGGCCGTGGTGAACGCCGTGTTTGCCCTGCTGGTGATCCTGGGCGTGGTCAATGATCCTACCACCGCCGGTATCTCCGATAGCAAACTGGCAAGAACTTACAGTTCCCCCAAGGAGGACTGATGTGGTAAGTGGATAAAGTCCCGTGGAATCGGGTAATTCTGGATGAGTTCTGTTCTCTGGCGATTCTTACGCCGCTAGAGGAAAAGATCATTCGCACCCGAGCCGCCGGATGGAGCCGTGTACAGCAGTGCCACGCTTACGGCATGTCCCTTGCCACATTAGATAGGTACATTAGGAAGTTGAAAAACTCCTATAACAGTGTGCAGGAGTATAGCTACATACTCCCCAAAAACATAGACTTCTGATAGTTTTTTGATAGAAGTGTGATTGTAAGTCGGTAGGGAAACGAGAGTTTCCCTACCGATTTTTTTGTTATTCTATAGGAAGAAAGGGGGCGTTGCCTATGGCTGAATTTCAAAGCTTTAATCCAAATCCCCGCGCCGCGAAAGTCGGCGATTGCGCAGTAAGAGCAGTGGCAAAGGCTCTGGGAATTGACTGGTATCAATCATACGTTGAGCTGGCCAGCGAGGGGCTGACCCAATGCGATATGCCTAGCGCAAATAACGTATGGGGCGCGGTGTTACGGCGGCACGGATTCAGGCGGGCGGCAATCCCGGCGGAATGCCCGGATTGCTACACCGTAGGCGATTTTATACGGGAATACCCTGACGGGATTTACGTTGTCGCGCTGAAAAACCACGTTGTTGCCGTGGAAAACGGCGTTTTGTACGATACTTGGAACTCAATGGACGAAAACCCTATCTATTTTTGGAGGCGTGAATGATGGCAAATCCTTATATGCAGCCCAACTACCAATCCGGCTATTTTCAGCCCAACTATTTCCAGCCGCAAATGCCAATCGGACAACCGCAGATACCCGTCCAAGGCCAACAGCCGCCCCTTGATGACCGAATTTGGGTAGCTTCGGAATCTGCGGCGGAGGCGTTTATCGTCACGGCAAACGGATTTGTGCGGCTCTGGGACAGCAATAAGCCTGTATTCTACGAAAAGCGGACGGACGCGCAAGGGCGACCAATGCCGATTGTAGCGTATGAATACAAAATCCGGGACGCAGGAGTTACCCCGGAGGCAGTCAGCGCAGGATTTGAACAGCGGCTTTCCGCTGTAGAGGAACGGCTGAACCAGCTGACAGAGGGGAAACGCGATACCAAGAAAACGGAGGTAAAACGCAATGATGCCTAATCCTATGCAGATGATTTCCCAATTCCCCCAATTTATGCAGCAGATGAGGGGGCAAGACCCGCAGCAACTGCTTAATCAGCTTGTACAGAGCGGGCATGTAAACCAGCAGCAGCTTAACCAAGCCCAGCAAATGGCGCAGCAGATGCAGGGGCAGTTTGAGCAATTCCGGGGCATGTTCGGCTTCGGAGTGCCTAGAAGGTAAACAATAATCTGGCCAGATTTTGTTATATTTTTCATCTTTTGAAAGGAGAACAAAATGAGTATTACAGCAAGTGAAATGACCCCCGCTGATATCAGAGCTGTCACCGATGGCAACAACGGCGGCTATGGCGGAGGCTGGGGCGGTGATTGGTCTGCATGGATCATCATTTTCCTGATCTTCGGCTTCTTCGGCTGGGGCGGCAACGGCTGGGGTGGAGGCTTCGGCGGTCGTGGTACCGGCGCTGGCGTGGTGGACGGGTATGTTCTCGCGTCCGATTTTTCCAACATCGAGCGGAAAATTGACGGTGTAAACAACGGTGTCTGCGACGGCTTCTATGCCATGAATACCGGTATGCTGAATGGGTTTGCAGGCGTGAACCAGAATATCAGCAACGGTTTCCAGGCGGCGGAGCTTTCCCGGTGCAATCAGCAGGCTGCCTTGATGCAGCAGCTTTTCCAGATGCAGATGGCAAATCAGGAGTGCTGCTGCGAAAACCGCGCCGCTATCCAGGGCGTGAATTACAACATGGCAACCCAGAGCTGCGACACCCGGAACACCATCCAGAACACCACCCGTGATATCATCGATGCCATGAACTGCGGTTTCCGCTCCATCGACCAGCGCTTGACTGCCCAGGAGCTGGCGGCGAAAGATCAGAAAATCGCCGATCAGAATCAGCAGCTCTTTATGGCGCAGCTGGCCGCTTCCCAGAATGCCCAGAATCTCACGATCAAGGGCTATGTGGAGAACCAATTCGCGTACTACAATCCCCGCCCGGTTCCCGCTTATCAGGTGCAGAATCCCAACTGCTGCTACGGTAACGGCTACGGATGCGGCAGCGTGGCGTAAGGAGGGCGGCGAGATGGGCATTGCGGAGATCAAGGCCAATCTGATTAACCACATCGGCAAAATCGATCTGGACAGGCTCACCATTGCCGAGCTGCGGGATTACTGTAGCCTGGTAAAGGACGCGGACGGGTTGACACGCAACGAAGCGGACACGGTTACCCGCGTTATGAATAATTTAAGCGCTGGCGGGTTTGGCTTTGGCTACAACCGCCCAGCGCCGACAAAGGGAGGTTAAACAATGGCGGTTGAACTTACTGCGAACGCTGTCCAGGCGGTGCCCGCCGGACAAAACGTGCTGTTTACCGATGCGCCGGTGAAATGCGGGCGGGGGTATGTTGTTCACCGTGAAGGCGCTGGGCTGGTGACACTTCGGGGCATTTGCAATGGATGTTCCCCGATTGCGCGGTATCGCGTGCTTTTCGTGGGAAACATCTCCGTGCCTACCGGCGGAACCGCTGGGGCTATCAGCGTAGCGCT